GCTGCTACTGAAGAAGTTAAAGAAGTTGTGGAAACTAAAATGGCGGAGGCTACTTTAGTTGATGGAACAGAAGTGTACACTGAAGGTGAACTACAAGCAGGAGCAATCTTATTTGTAAGAGCTGGAGAAGGTGCATCAGAAGATCCATTCGCGCCGGAAGGCAAACACGAAACAACTGACGGTTTATTAATCACAGTAGGTGAATCTGGTGAAATTACTAATGTTGAAGAAAAAGGCTCTGAAGAGTCAGTATCTGAAGCTGAAGAATCTTTCGAAGAGGAAGAAGAAGTAATTGTAAAGGAAAAAGACTTTGATTTAGACGGAATGCTAGAAGGCATTGCAACTATGTTAGAGCCATACCGAGATGAGATTAAAGAACTTAAAGAAGAACTTAGTGTTTTAACTTCAAGATTTAACGAAGTTGCAGATGAACCTGCAGCAAAAAAGGTTGCCAACACCTTCTCACAAGAGGCACAAAACAGAGCTACTACAGCTGAAGCAAGATTTGAAAGACTTGTATCATTAAGAAAGAGTAGAAAATAAACCAAACAATTAAAAACAAAAACTAAATTATGGCATTTGATTTAACAGCGCTAACAGCGTACACAGATGAAACATCAATGGATTTAATTGCGAAGGCAGTATTAGAAACTGACTTAATGTCTTATGTAGACTTAAGATCAGGACTTTCTGCTGGAACAGTAGCAATCAACTTAATGGACGGTGACTTAAACGTTGCTGATCTTGCATGTGGTTGGAATCCTTCTGGTAATGTAGATTTCTCACAAGTAGACATCACTATCAGAGACAAACAAGTAAAGATGGACCTTTGTCCAGAAGATTTAAGACAATACTGGTTAAGCCAGAGAATGTCTGCAGCAGCTAATCAAGAATCAGTACCTTTCGAGGAAGTGATCGCTGATTACTATGTAAAAAGAATCTCAAAATATAACGAAGCTTACCTAGTAGACGGAGACGGTACTGGAACTGGTATTAAAGATCAAGTAACTGCAGCAGCAGGAGCAACTTTATCTGCTAACCCAGCAGCATGGACTTTAGCTAATGCAGTTGAGCAAGCGTTAAACATCTTTGATGCAATCAACGAAGCATCTAAAGATAGAGACGATTTAATTATGATCGTTTCTCCAGCAAACTTTAACACTCTAAGAAGAGCTTTAGTTGCACAAAACTATTACCACTATGACCAAGGAGACGGACGTTCTTTCGAACTTCCAGGTGCTAACATCACAGTAGTTAAAACTTCAGGTTTAACTGGTTCTGATTACGTAGCAGCAGGTCCTTCTTCAATGATTGTAGCAGGTACAGGTTTAGAAGATGATATGTCAACAGTACAGTTCTTTTTTGACAAAGGACAAGATGTTGTAAAATTCATCGCTAAATGGAGATTAGGTGTAGCCGTATCTCAAGTAGATCAATTCGGTACAAACGGATTAGCATAATTCAATAACTAGGGCCTTCGGGCCTTAGTTTTAACTAAAAAAACAAAGTATAAACTATGGCATGTAGCAATTTAACAGCAGGATTTACTTTAGACTGTAATGATTCTAATGGTGGTATTGATAAGATCTTTATCGCTAACGGACCAGTACAATCTATCACACAATCCTCAGGCACTATCTCAGCAATTACTGTTGGTGGTGCAGCCCTTGTACCTGGTGACTTCTTTGATTTTGACGTTCCAAGACAAACTAGTTCATTTACCGAAACTATAAATGTATCTCAAGAGAATGGTACTGTATTTTATGACCAAGCTCTTACAATGATATTCAACAAAATGGAAGCTGCAAAGAGAGATCAGATTTTACTGATGGCGCAAGCAACGGATATGGTTGTAATATTTAAGGACAACAACGATAAGTACTTTAGCGTTGGTGTTGAAAGAGGAGCATTTATGACTGCAGGTTCATCAGTATCTGGTACCGCTTACGGTGACAGAAACGGATATGAATTAACAATTTCTGGAATGGAAGAATCTCCATCATTTGAAGTTACTAGCTCTATCGTCGAGGCTTAATATCGACATCACTATAAATGAAAGAAGAGACCTTAACGGGTCTCTTTTTTTTTGAATTACAACTTGTAGTCTTTTTATATTTCTAAGTAGAAACACACATTATATAGTATGACGACAACAATAACAGCAGAAGAAGCATTCTTTTTCATTAATAATCCTACTTCAGCACTAGATCTTAACGACACATTCACGCTTAAGTCACAATATTCACAAGAAATACTAGTAACTGTAACATCTGGTAACTGGTCAATCGTTAGCGAGAATACAAGATATGCAGAGTTTATGGTAGACTTACCAGCAGATTTTGAAGATAAACACTATAATGGTTATTATACATGGGCATTAGGTCCTTATACTGACATTGTAAAAATAATTACAAAGCCTGGAGGTGATGTTGGTACTGTCGATTATATCTCAGATAACGAGCAAAGAGAGGCAGATACATACTTTAGACCAAATTATTAAAACATAATATGAGAAACACGAACCCAGAAGGATTATATAGTATTAAAGGTAGCAAATTTGAAGCGCTAGACTTACCTGTAATCCAAGAACAAAGAGGAAAAGACTACATTAAGTTCGGTATAGATAATCTATTCCCTCAGCAACTAATCGGTTTATACGATAGTTCTGCAATGAATCACACATGTATTGACGCTATTAAAGATGGTATCTTTGGAGAAGGTATTAAAGACTATGGTGGAGAATACATTAACACTGATGGAGATACTATTGACGAGATATTCTCTAGAATCAGTTTAGACTACACACTATTTGGTGGTTATTCACTAAACATTATATGGAATAAAGAAGGCACTAGAATTGCTGAAATTTACCACCTACCATTTGCAAACGTAAGATCAGGCAAGCCGGATGAAGAAGATAATATACATTCTTACTACTATTCATCTGACTGGTCACAAATCAGAAAATATAAGCCAGTAGAATATAGAAGTTATGATCCAACAGATACTAAGAAAGATAGCGCAAGTCAAATCTATTATTGCAAAAACTACAACCCGGGACAAGAAATATATCCTTTACCTGCTTATATTGGTGGTGTTAATGATATACAACTTGATGCGCGTGTTTCAAGGTTTCACAATGCTAACATTTCTAATGGACTAGCACCAAGTATGTTTGTACAATTTAGAAACGGCATACCTAATCCCGAAGAGCGTAGAGATATTTATAGAGAAATAGAAGATACATTCAGTGGAGAAGAGAATGCTGGTAGATTCTTCTTGGCTTTTTCTGAGCCAGGTAAAGAACTGCAGGTGACACCAATCGAGAATGCTAACGACGATTACTACTTGACACTCGAACAAAGAATAACGTCACGAATCCTTACTGCACACCGTATTACTTCTCCACTTCTTTTAGGTATTAAAGACGGCGCAGGTTTTAGTAGCAACTCAGATGAAATCATTACATCTTACTCACACTTTATGAATACTGTAGTAAGACCTAAACAATCTAAAATTATTGATACATACGGTTATATCTTAAGTCTTGCAGGTTTTAATGTTAAACTAGAAGTAGAGCCAGTACCAATGATAATCGGAACTGAAGCAGATGATCCTGCTTTACAAGAAGATATAACAAATATAGCAAACGACTAATATGGCAAATACAGCATTACTAGTATCAGAACAAAGACTTAAGCAATGGACTCAGTTAGACGACAATGTTCGTATGAATGAGATTACACCTTTTATTATACAGGCGCAAGACATTTATATGCAGGCTACTTTAGGTACTAAATTATATGATAGACTTAAAGCTGGTGTTATTGCTAATGACTTAACAGCTAACGAACAGACATTACTTAATGACTACATTGGGCCAACTCTAATGCAATATAGCCTGTATTTAATGTTACCTAGCATTAAGTATAAGATAGCTAACCAGGGCATACTGAATGGCACCACAGAAGAGACTTCACCTACTACGTTAGATGAATTACAATATATTAGACAATCGACATTAGATACTGCAGAATTTTACAATAAAAGATTAATTAAATTCTTTTTTGATAATCCAAGTATGTTTGCAGAATATACAAACCCAGGTACTGACGGAATGTCACCAGATAAATCTAATCCTTATTTTAGCGGATTAGTAGTACCTCACTCAAATTTAAGATATTATGAAGAGAAATACGGAAACTGTTCGGACTGCGGTCCTTCCACGACAATCGTCGGCGACTAAGCAGAATATTAAAAAATTAAAAGTTGCTCTTAAGAAATTAAACAACTCTAACTAAAATTATATTTCTAAGTAGATGGATATAAAATCAGTAACAAAAGACTATGTAGAGTGTGCCTCAGGCGGTGCAGTAACTGCTCCTAACAATGGTAGCTGGATTTCTGCATACGCAATACACTTAGGCGCTACAACCATTGTAAATGGTTCATGGCTACAAACATTATGTGCTCAATTAGGTATAACCACACCAGTTAATGGTAGTTGGGTTATAGCCTTAGCTAATTATTATAGTATAACAGCACCTAAAAATGGCACATGGTGGTATGCAATTGCTGATGAAGCATGTAATGGAACACCAAGCGTACCATTCGTATGGAATACAAACACAAATAACTGGGAAGCTGAGACTAGAACTTGGTCCCTAACATAAATATTTAAAACAAATATATGGCAACATTAACAGGACAACAGATCGATGGTTCGTACCAAGGTCTAATAAAAACAACAGATAACGGAGCTATCTCTGGTACTGCTAAAGCCGTTACAGACGGTTTAGGTAATGCTACTAACATTGAGATTAGCAATACATCTACTAACTTTGTTAGCGGTACTGTAGACTTTACAGGTTCAACTGTAAGTGGTCTTCCAGCCGATACTAATACTACTTATGATTTAGCAAGTGCGCAAGACGGTGCAAACGTAGATGTAACCCTAACAGGCAGTGATGCAACTACAGATGTTGTACAATTAACTGCAGGAACAAATATTACACTAACAGATAACGGTAGTAATAGTATTACTATTGACGCTGCAGGTGGTGGAGGTGCTGCAGGACTTGTATCTGGTGCAGGCGCTGACTCTATGAAGTCAGATGACTCACTAACTACAGGTGGTACACTTGCAAGAGGTATAGATGATATTGTACTAGGTGATGGAGCTAATAGTAGAACTGATGCATCATTTGGTGCAAACATTGTAATTGGATTAGGAGCATCACAAACTAGTGGTGAAAGAAATATCGTAATGGGTAGAAATTCCGTGGTAGCTAGTAGTACTACAATAGTTATTGGAGATACTGCTGTTGACGGTGGTAGTAATCTATCTGTTATTATGGGTTCTGGAGCTTCAACTAACAGTTCGGACGAACAGATTGTTATAGGATATGGAGCAAGAGGTGAAGCAAATGCTGGTGGTATTTCTATCGGGCGAGACGTAGATAATGGTGGACTAAATGCAATCAGTATCGGTCGTCAAGCTGATTCAAGTAACAATGCGATTGCAGCGGGTTATCAAGCCATTGCGTCAGGTAATGAATCTGCAGCATTTGGGTATTCAGCAGATGCAACTGCAGGCTCCAGTGTCGCACTCGGTGATAGAGCACTCGCAAATTTAACAGAATCTGTAGCAATCGGATCACAAGTTACTTCGCTATGGGCATCTGGAACTACAGTAAATCAAATAGCGTTTAAAAATTACGCAAATATAAACTTTGCCGATGATACAGCAGCAGCTGCAGGTGGTGTACCACTAGGTGGCGTATACCATACATCAGGAGCACTTAAAATTAGAATAGCATAATGGCACTAAACATCAATACAATCACAGACATGCAAGGCGTAACGTATGAAAATACTTACGGCGTTGTAGAACTTTCAGGTAATAATGCTAATTTAGCAGTATGGACTAACGCAGAAAAGACACAAGGACTTAATACTATAGTATTAGGTGGTGTATATGAAGTAGATCCAGCACAAGCAGATGCTGATACAGTTGCCGCTTTAGCAGCAGTTGGTATTACAGCAACTATTGTATAGTAATTTCTGAAACAAAATTATATAGCGATATATAATACCTGAGGTTTGTCAATAATCCTCACAAGACCATTTTGCATGGTTGTTTATTTTATTATTATTATATAGAAGGGTCCTCATTCGAGGGCCCTTCGGCCTTTTATAGGAATCCGACTTTTTTCTGAAACAAAGGGGATATATAACATATAACACTAAATATAAATGAACAACATGAACACAGAAGAAAGATGGGAACATTTCCACACAACAGGGACCGGAGGACCAAATAGAATACTCACTAGAGAACGATACTGGTGGATCTCAGACGAGGGTAACGTAAAGGTAACTAATAACTATAACGAAGATATTAGATGGGTTAGCGTTAGTCTAACAGGCGGTCACGAGGGTAGTAGATATGCTGCCTTAAGTAAAAACGATTTACCAAGCAAATACGTACATAGATTAGTAGCAATGTACTACTGTGATAATCCTTTTGACAGAATGGACAGAACTATTAACGTCGATCATATAGATGGTAATAAGATGAATAATCACTACACGAACCTACAGTGGGTTACAGCGAAAGAGAATAACGCAAGATGGAGAGCTCGTAGAGCTGCTGGTGAATTCACACCATCTTGTCAAGACTTAGTAAGAGTATGGACAAGACAAGAGACAGATGCAATTATTGTCAGTCTATATCAATCTGGTCTTAGTACTCTTCAAATACAAAAAAGACTTGGTGTTACACAGGCCAGAGTCTGGCGTCCTGTTAAAAACTATCGTATAGCAAATGGTATAACAGGTAGAAATTATCAAACAATATAATAT